ACCGCCGTATAGTCGTTAGTGTTAGCTGCGCCTACAGTAAAGGCTACTAGGCCGTTGTAGTCGGCGGCCGTAAAGATGTCGCCTGTTGTCGCTGGAAAGCCTTCTGCCATGATTTTCTCCTAGTATCCCATTATGGATTGTCCGATTATACCGTAAGTAGATGATCCGATGATGAATCCCTCAACTATAGGCTCAAGTGTTGTTACTGTGCATTTCATACTGTTAGGGGTTATATCCCAAGCCAAGCCCTGCACCTGCAAGGTCTTAACAATTGTCGAAGAATCAGGCTGGACATTGGTGATCTCCACATTGTCGAAATAATCTAGGCCGATCATTGTGTCAGTTGGCACGTTCGGATCAAGTAGATCGACAGTCATAGCATCGATGCGGATCGTTGTCTCTTTGCGAGTAGCGACGTAGATGTCAGCAATGTTTTGCACCTGAGCATCTGTCTGTGCGATTAAGTTATCTACGTTCATACCATGAGGAAAGTATTTAGCAATTGAGTCAGCGTCGCTCGATGAGACAGTAGTGCCGCCTACACGAGTCATGGTTGCGTCATTAATGATCAGCTTGTCATCAAAGGCGTACTTAAGGTCTGAGTATGGAATGCCGCCAGATTGATTAAATTGTATCGCCGCCGGGGCTAGTGATCCGACTACATCGTTGCGATCCTTAAATTCTACTTCTCCACCTGCCTGCACAAAGAATGCGCCCTGCTCTGTAAACTCGGCAACCTGTATGGCTGAAAGGCTAGATCGAGTAGTGCCTGGATCAACCTGAACTGTTGTTGAACCTGTGTCCACAATTCTCATCGATGATGGGAAATCCACTTGATCGAGGATCTTATTGATGCGCGTTCCTGTAGTCTGGCCTGCTGTTGCATCTGCCACCGTCGTGACGTTAGCCATAGCAAAGAGGCGGAACGCATCTGAGCAGTTGATATCAACATAGCCCAATTCTTGCCCTGTTGGATAGGTGTACTTATAATCTGTGACATAACCTGAGAATAGGAAAGACTGAGTGGTTGCAGTAGTTGCAGCTACGCGAATCTTTCTAAGCGGAGTCAGATAGCCGAAATAAGGTGATGCAGGATTCTGTGGGTTGAACGATCCGTCTTGGTCAACGACTCGGACTGTGCAGTTGCCAGCCTCGTAAGTATCGCGCATGATGTTACGGCCACGGCTTATCTTAATTTGGCGTGTAGTAGAACTTAGATCAATTACTGGCTCTGGCACTTCGCTCGATGCGAACTGAGAAACGCCAATAACGCCGTTGATAGGGTCGCCAATAGTAAATGGAAAGCCAAAGGTAGCACCCTGGCTAAAGTCAAAGGAGACCGAGATCGTGGCTGGAAGACTCATGCTGGAATGAAACCTGCAGCGGCGAATCTATTGGTGCGATTGACTGTGTTAAATGATCCAGAAAGTGAGTCATTGGTCTGCTGTTGAGTAATAACTGCCGCGACCTCTTCGCCTGCAACTTCCACCGTAACATTGACAACAGGCGCTGGATTAACCCCTGCGACAACGCCAGCAGGCAAGCCACCTTGTTGCCCGAAAGTTGGTGGCATTGCGTAGGCAGGTGGTACAAAATTAGGTACGGGGGTGCCGAGCATGTTCCCACCAAAATCTAGTTTAGGAACTGACCATTCTGAGAAAGGGTTAGGTGCTTTAGGAGTAGCAAGCAAGGCAAGGCGCAGTTCGTTATTGCGCTTAATAGCGGCATCTAATTGATCTGAGATGCTCGTGGCTAGGGTTGCATTGCCATCAAGCAAAGCCTTTTGCAAGCTAAGAGATAGCCGATCAGTCTCGCTGATCTGACCCTTAAGGGCTGCTTCGATGCTGATTGCTTCTAGGTTAAGAGTTTTAGACGCCTTATTGAGAGCATTCTGCTTCTTCTGTGTATCTAAGTTTTTCTTCTGTACTGATAGCAATTCTTTAGCGCGCTTCATGGCGTCTGATTCGACCTTCTTGCGCTGAGCTTCCTGCTTCTGCAAGGTGCTTATTCCTAGGACATTGGTACTTGTTAAAGGCTGAGCATTACGGGCAGGGTCAAAAATAGCCCTCAAGCGTGGATCATCGCTACCTGTGGCCGATGGTAATAACTTGATAACTTGAATGAACCGTGAGACTGAGCCAATGGCATTAGAAATACGCTGTGCAATTGAGTCGATTTTATTGACGAAATCGGTCACATCCTTAGAGTCTGTCACGGTAATCAAAGCATCAATTAAGCCTTTGCCAATTGTCTCGCTGGCTTCGCTTGTTGCAACGGCGAGCAAAGACATCTGTCCTGCATAAGTCTGTAATTGTGCCGAATTGGCTCCACCGAATAAAGTATTAAGACGAGCCTGAACATCTACATAACTGGATGTAGTCAATTCGGCCTGAGTCAGGCCTAAGTTGTATTTTCTAAGACCGCGAGTATTGCCTGTATAAGCTCGACCGATATCTTGTGCAACGGTAGAAACATCAATGCCAGTAGCCGCTGCAACATCTAGGGCTTGATTAAGAATCTTTTGAGACTCTGTGACTGAGCCCGTAATCTGCAATAGTGCCTGCATCGATGGACGAAGCTCAGAATCTGTGACGCCTGATAAGCGAGATAACTTCTGAATATAATCTTCGATGGCTGGAGCCTCGAAGGCTAGGCCTAGGTTTTTGACTGCCATTGCAAGGCGAGTAGCCTCGCGTTGATCCTCAATAAACGCGCTCGCTGCGTTCTTAGTAAACTTTAGAAGCTGCTGCGCTCCGAATACTGCTGCGAGGCTCTTGCCTAATTTCTTGACGTTGTTGTCTAGTGCGCTGACACTTTTGCTCGTGTCGCTAAATGCCTTCTTGCCTTTGTTTTCGACAACAATCGGAATCCGTAACTCAGCCATTGTTATTGCCTTTCGCGTTAAACTTTGCGGCGGCCTTCTCTAGGGCTCGGATGACTCCGACCTTGGCCTTGCCTTGATCCTGATCGTAAGCCTTGAACATCGCACGGCCTTGCATCTTGTTACGGCCAGCGAATGATCCTTGGAATCTTGGTGAGAAATTGCCAGTTATTCCAGACTTACGTCCGGCGGTTTCAACAATCGCACCTGCTGCAGTCTTGTTGTGAATCGATACTGACTGTGACCATCCCTGGCGATTAGGCTTGGTAGGTGTGAGCTTGTAGCCAATTCCTCGACGAGCCTCGGCGGCATCGTACATCGGGAACTTGGCAGTCTTGACTTCATGTCTTACGAATCCAGATGGAGCCTCAGCATTAGATGGAAGAAATCCTCTAGCCTTTTTTACAATTGGCTTAAGAAATCCGACCATTTCATCACGAGTCTCTTTGTCTAGATCAGGCGAAAATTGCTTAAGAGCCTTGCGAAGCGCACTAGCGCCTTTTAGCTCTGTAGGCATTCTTCTGCTCCTCTGCTCTGTCTTTCAATGCTTTCAGTAACATCTGGAGCATTGATGAATCTAGATCGATTAAAGATTGTGGAGGGATAGCCGTCTCAATGCTCAAGCGAGCGATGAGATAGTGGATGCTATCCCTGCCTAGGCCAAAGGGTCAGACTCTGCAACCTCGACACTCTTTAAGGTATCAAGAAAGTCCGGACCAAATGGCTTGACTATGACTCCACTAAGTCTAAGGCCTTCATGACTCAAGGCATAGACATCCGATTGCTTTTCATCATCGCGAAACGCTTTGTGAAATCCCTTTTTTGCATAATTTTCGAACCAGTATTCTAATCGAGGTGTGATTTCGATATCGTGTACAGATCCGTCCATCATCGTGACTATTAACTTTGCCATGCTGTGCCCCTTTGTTTAGTTAGATTATGCGGTTGTGACTACGACTGTACCAGAGACGTTCCAGGTTACTGACTGAGTTGATAGATCGCCAACTGCACCATTTACAGGTGTAGTGTTGTTGACCAAGCAAGTCATTGTGTAAAGAGGGTTAGTCGGTGATGTTGCAGCAGAAGTTTGCTTGAGTGTAACTGTGACGTTGTTACCCCATACAGAAGATGAGTTTAATGTCTGAAGTGTCTTAGATGTTGCTTCATCATTGAGAAAGTCGATTGTGATTGAAGATGCCTCAAGGCCTTTAACGAACTTATGTCCGCTGTCGCCCATTGCTGTAACTTCAAGCTCATCGAATGATCGGTTAAGTGTGACGCTTGTGACTAGAGTAGAGAGATCAACCGCGTTGACAGTTAGAACTACTCCGTTGCTTAGATATACTGACACGGTTTATTCCTCGTCTTTCTTGTTAAGTGGCTTTGCAGCCGCTGGCTTTACCTGACCGATTTTGATCAGGAATTCTTCGTTTTCTTTTTCCCATTGTGCCAATTCGGTCATGGTTTAACTCCAACTCGTAAGTACGGATACATTGATATTGCAGGTTAGTAGATCACCAGAAGCGGCACTTAAGACCGCCGGGGCGGATACTTCTGTGACGTTATAGGTGTATGAAGATGCAGCGAGCAGGTTAAATACCCGAACGATGTTATCTTCGATCCCGTTAAGGTTGCCTTCATTATCGAGCAAAGGAACCATGACGGAAATGACGAAATGAGCCATAGGGGCGATGGTGTTGCGATAGCCGTTAGATGGCGAGATGTAAGGATCTGCTGGCGCGACTATTACGCTATTGGCAATAGGTGTTGCTGGTGGAAATGAGAAAACTGAGTATTTTGTGTTATCAGTAAGAGCTGCTGCGATACCTGCGCGAAGTGTTGATATGGCGGCCATTAGCCCACCATCGATCTCGGATCAAGATAAGGTGCAAGCATCCCGCGTACACGTGCCAGGAGTGTGTTGCCCATTCTATAAGGACTTGGCTGATAACCATCGATGGTAACTCCGCCTGAAGATGGAGCCTGGCGAGATTGCCATATGTCGATCGAAATCATAAGAGCAGCTTCTTGAATTGCTGGAACTGTTGAAGGATCAAGATAAGTATCGGCTGAAAGTAAGCCGTAAGGATTGATTGGATGGTAAGGCTTCACGGCGTTGTTGTTGCCCGTAATTGCATAAGTGATCGAGCGAGTATCGCGACCTGTGATGGTTTTTGATCCATTGTGCTTCGATCCTGCGCCTGTGATGACTACTGTCTCGCCAACGTAAAGGACATCAACAATTGAATCTGCAAAATAGGAAGTGCCTGTCGTGGCTGTGTTGCTATGCCCAATAATTGAAAGAGTGTTAGACCAGATGAAAGGTAGAAGTACGTTATCTGCGGCATCGCAGACGGATTGAAGCACGCTGTCAGCGTAGAGAGTGCCAACGCCGAGGGCGGTGCGAAGCTCTGCAACTGTAGTCAATGCCATGCTCTGATCCTTTCTAAAGACTCC